CGAAATCCTTACCTTTATAAATTTTCCCGCCTATTTTTCTGGACTTTTTTACCACTAGGTCGAACCTTTCTAAAATAGTAAGGCCTTCGCCTTCGCCGTCGTTTAATAGGTCGTAAAAATGTACCACATACCTAGGGTTTCCGTTAACGTCGTTTTTTATGCGTTTCATGTTATGAAGGGTTTTAAAGTGTGTGTACTTTTTGTCTTGCTTGTTTGTAGTTTTTGAAGTCCCACGAACTAGGAACAGGAAGCCCAAAAAGTTCGCTTATTTCTTTTATGTCGCTTATTAAGTTGTTAGCAATATAAAAATTTACTGTACTTTTTCTCGCGGTCAACTGCTTTGCCAAATATCCTTCGGCCGTTTCGGTCATTACTCTGATAATTGTAGGCAATTGATCCAAGTCAAAAACACGCGGCAAAGGAACTCTAAAAACTTTTATACCGTCGGGGATTGCGTTCCATAGTTCGCCGCAATGCTTTGCAGTCGTTGGGCTATAATATCTTGAATTAACAAAGCAAACTTTTTCGCCGTTGTTAGCATTTACAAATTTTGCTCCTATGTAGTGATAACCGTAGGAATAGGCCGTGCCATACTCGAAAAACATTGACTTTGTGCGGCCGTGGGTTTGTGATTGAATCGCAAAAGTTTGGGCCAATTGATTGTTTGAATTAAAAACCGTTCTCATTTTGTGTGTGTGTTTAGTGTTGTACAATATTACAAAACATTGTAATTGTATGCAAGTTTTTTTAATTATTTATTTTGTAAATACTCGTTTAATTCTTCGATTGATTCAAACGCGAATTCGTCGTCGTTATCGAAGTCGTAAACGTAAAAATCTACTGGTTGACCAAACGCGCTCGCGATTGTTACGCCATTTTCCAAAGCTATGTAAACATTTCCGCTGTTTAGGTTGAAGCCTTCTTCTTGGATTTCTTCGCCTGCGAAGTGTTCAGCGTATGCGGCCCAAACGATTGATTTTGATCTTGCGTCGGAGTAGCCAAATGAAGTTTGTGTGTTAGTGTTCATGGTTTCTATGTGTTTAGTGTTTTGTTGTGTTTATTTAATTAGTGTTAATCCGAGTAAATAGCCTAGAAAAAAGATAGGCGCAAAGGCGATAATAAAGTAAATTATTTGTCCGAGTACTTTTGTAGCTTTCTTCATTTTAGTATCCGATTGCGTCCAACTGCATCCCGTAAATAATACCTACTATCGCGATTACTGCGAAAATTCCCAAAGCGATTACGGTTGAAGTTGTTTCGCTCATTTTGTTGCTGGTTGTGTTTGTGTTAGTGTTCATTGTGTTTGTGTTTTAGTGTGTGTGATTGTTTAGTAAATGTACAAAGGTTTGTAATTAATTGCAAGTAATTGGGTAATTATTTTTTACTTTTTTTTACTTTTTTTTTTACTTTTTTTACGGTTTGGGCTTATCCCGTTCCGTTTTATTGTTATGTAAATATACAAACGTTTGTAACATTGTGCAAGTATTTGTAATAATATTTTTTATTTTTTTTTATTTATTTTAAATACCTTAGCTTTGAATATTCATTTTATTTCAAATTTAGTTAGCATGACAAATAAAAAGGGAGCGGGAGGCGCTAGGGAAGGCGCAGGCCGTAAGCCTAAAATACAGGAAATCAAGTTGATAGAACAAATGGACGCCTTGGCAGTCCCCGAGCAAATTTGGAACGCGCTTTTATTTAAGTGTCAACAAGGCGACACGCAAGCGTTAAAACTTTGGCTTTCGTATCGGTTTGGATTACCGAAGCAGCAAATTGACGTAACGAGCAACGGTGAAAAGATAGCGCCGCCCATTCAGTGGATAGGTAGAAACGCGGCGATCGAAGTGGCGAAGGTGATAAGCGAAGAAGACGAACCGCAAGCGCTGGAACTTAAGGAACTAAACGAAATTTAGTAAATGATTAACTTGCTAGAAGATTACAAGCCTTTATTTTACGAGCAACCAGAAACCCGTTATTATTTAATTACAGGCGGCCGCGGTTCTGGTAAATCCTGGACTTTGGCGCTTTTCCTTTTAAATCTAACCTATGAGAAAGGCCATGTTATTTTATTCACGCGTTATACTTTGGTTTCCGCGTTTATTTCGATTATCCCCGAGTTTTTAGACAAAATAGAAATAATGGGAAAAGTTAACGATTTCGAAGTAACGCAAAGCGAAATAATAAATAAATTAACAGGCTCAAAGATTCTATTTCGTGGAATTAAAACCAGTTCAGGCGTAAACACTGCAAATCTAAAATCGATCGCTGGTTTGTCAACTTGGGTAATTGACGAAGCGGAGGAACTAACAGACCCAGACGTTTTCGACAAAGTAGACCTTTCTATAAGAGCGAAAGAAAATTATAACCGTGTTATTTTGGTAATGAATCCAGCGTATAAATCGCACTGGATTTACAACGACTTTGTAAAAAAGAAGCGAAAGGATACGACCTATATTCATACAACTTACATTGATAATAAAGAAAACTTAAGCGATTCATTCATTCAAGCAGCGGAAAAGACAAAGAAAGAAAACCGCGCGCGATATGAGCACCTATTTTTGGGTACTTGGTTAGACGACGCTGAAGGTATGCTTTGGAATCGCGCGATACTTGGAAAAGCTAGAATAGACGAAGCTCCAAACCTTTCTAGAATAATAGTAGCAATTGATCCCGCAACTACTGCAAATATGAACAGCGACGAAACTGGATTGGTAGTCGTTGGAAAAGATAGCGAAGGTTTTGGCTATGTGTTGGAAGACCTTAGCGGAAAGTATTCGCCAAACCATTGGGCAAAAGTTGCAACGGACGCGGCCTTTCGTTGGAATGCCGATTGTATTGTCGCTGAAAAGAATCAAGGCGGTGACATGGTCGAAGCTGTATTAAAATCTCAAGGAAGTAATTTTAGAATAAAGCTAGTGACCGCGACAAAGGGAAAATTTGTGAGAGCTGAGCCCGTTTACTCACTTTATGAACAGGGACAAATATATCACGTTGGAAGCTTCCCTATTTTAGAATCTCAAATGGTAACATTTAATCCCGACAAAGGGAAAAGCCCCGATCGAGTAGACGCGCTTGTTTGGGGATTAACTGAACTAATGGTAAAAAACAATTTTGAATTCTCAATATGAAAAAAGAAACAATTGCCGCGCTTATTTTAATGCTAATCACTTATTTATTTATCGCATTTGTAGTATTAGATTTTAACGTGTTGAATTGGCATTGGTTGGCTCGCGCTGTTATGGTTGTAACTTGGTTTTACGGAGTTACATTTTTAGAAAAGAATAAATAAGTATATTTGCTAAAACGAATATGCTATGCTATTAAAGGCTCTAAGGTCTTACATTAATCCTGCGGTTATTTCGACACCTCAGAAACCAGATGTAAACCTACTCAATCAAATACTTTATGGTCAATTCACGGCCTCTACGCTTGTTGTTTGGTACGACTCAAATCAGCAGACTTTTATCGACCAAGGTTACAAAGGAAACGCGCTTGTTTACTCAATCATCCGAAAAATAGCCGAAAAGGGTAAGCAGTGCCCGACCTACGTTTATAAGGAGACTGAAGCGGCTAAAAAGTACAGAGGCGGAAAATATAGCGCGAAAGAGTTAAATAGAATCCAGAGTATAGCGTTTAGAAAAAAGGAATTAGAAGACGTTAATTATTCCGATCCAGTAAGCCAATTGATTAAGAATCCTAACCCTATGCAGACTTGGGCGGAGTTTCTTGATTCGATGCTAACGTGGTACAATACTAGCGGTGAAATCTTTGTTTACGGCTTTGCTCCACAGGATGGCCTAAATAAGGGCAAGATTAAGGAAATGTACGTTATGCCGTCCAACTATGTGGAGATTGTAGCTGGCAACTTATTTGAGCCAGTACGAGGCTATAAATTGATTATTGGAGACCAGAACATTGAGATTCCAGCCGACCAGGTATTACACATCAAAACCACAAATCTTACTTGGGATTTGAACGGAGCGCAGTTGAGAGGTATGCCACCGCTTTTGGCTGGTTTAAAGACTTTACAGGCGAACAACGAAGCAACTGAGGCAAAACAGAAGACTTTCCAGAATGGAGGCGCTAAAGGCATTATTTCTCCAAATGTAAACAATCCTGAGTTTTGGCCTTCCCCTGATCAACGAGCGAAAATGGATGAGCGGATTGATGAGAGGATAAACGGAAATAAAAATATCAATAAGATTGTAGCAAGTTCAATTCCTTTGCGTTACGATGCAATCGGATTGTCGCCTGTTGCAATGGATATTATTAACTCTCAAAATATGGACTTGCAAACGCTTTGCGGTCTTTGGGGAGTTAATCCTGTATTGTTTACTTCAAACGCTACGTATGCTAATTTAGAAGGCGCTCAAAAGGCTTTGGTTACTGATGTTATCATGCCGCAGCTTCAAATGATTGAGGAGAAGTTTACGCAATGGCTTGGCAAATCTTACGGAGCTGATTACGTCATTGACTTTGATATTTCATCATTCTCTGAGTTACAACCAGATGTTCAGGTTATTTTGGACACATACGGGAAATCGCCTTACTTTACAGGAAACGAAGTTAGAAGCTTATTGAACTGGCACGCGAGCGAAGACCCAGCTATGGACGTTCACTGGATACCTAGCAACGTGATTCCGAGTGATGAGGCTTTAGGGACTGCTGCAACGGACTTTGTGGATTTCCAAGCATAAGAAATGAGAAAAATAAATTACTCTAAGGTTAGAAGGTCAGCACAAGCAGACTTGAAGAGATACGAACGACTTGGAGTGAAAATATTTACAGAGGCCTTGAAGCAGCAAGCAAAACC